ACTGTCACAACCCTAATCATCGTGGGCTTCTTCTTAGGCGTACTCTCGATGAGCTAACCGAACTGATCGACAAGTCCCGCCAACTGTATCCCAAAGCCTTTCCCGGGGCAAAGTTCCGCGAATCAAAGTCAACATGGCACTTTCCGTCAGGCGCAACAATCTGGTTCACCTATCTGGACAAGGACAAGGACGTGACCCGCTTTCAGGGTCAGGCATTCAACTGGATAGGTATAGATGAGATTACCCAATATCCTACACCCTATGTCTGGGATTACCTGCGTTCTCGCCTTCGTACTACTGATCCTGAACTCCAGCAACACCTGTACATGCGCTGCACAGCCAACCCCGGAGGAGTGGGTGGTTGGTGGGTCAAGAAAACATATATTGAAGATGTGGAACCAAACAAGCCTTTTCCTGCCTTCGATATAGAAACAAAGAATCCCTTTCTGTGGCCCAACGGCCATGAAAAGGCAGGTCAGCCGCTGTTCTTTCGCAAGTTTGTCCCCGCACGGCTGACCGACAATCCCTACCTCATGGCAGATGGTCAATACGAGGCCATGTTGAGGTCGCTCCCCGAAGTTGAACGAAAGAGACTTCTAGAAGGTGATTGGGACGTGGCGGAGGGAGCGGCCTTCCCCGAGTTCTCAAGGATGCGTCATGTTGTCGAGCCTTATGATCTTCCTACCAACTGGCCCCGTATACGAGCGGCGGACTACGGTTATGCGAGTCCGTCGTGCGTTCTGTGGGGGGCTATTGACTGGGATAATAACATATGGATTTATCGCGAACTATATGTCAAACACTTGACAGCAGAGCAACTGGCTGATAAAATAACAGAAGCAGAACAACTTGATCCAACACCTCACTACACAGTGTTGGACTCGTCGTGCTGGAACAAGACAGGATTCGGTCCGTCAATTGCAGAAACAATGATGAGAGCCGGTGTTCGTTGGACACCCTCTGATCGCAATCGTGTCCAAGGCAAGATGGAAATACACCGTCGTCTTGCTGACGATCCTTACACAGAAGAACCTAGACTACGTATCTTCTCCAGTTGCCAAAACATAATCAAGCAACTCGCTGGTATACCACTATCTAAGTCCAACAGCGAAGACGTAGATACAAAGTCCGAAGACCACGCATACGATGCTTTGCGATATATGTTGATGACACGCATGAGCGGGTACACATCAATACACAAACAACTTGGTGCAATCAAGAGTCAGGTGTACCAAGTCCAAGATGAGACATTTGGATACTGATGGCAAAAAAAACATTTCAACAGATATCTAGCGAAATTATCAAGAAAGCAAAAGATGGCACTCTTACCATAGGAGAGGCTATTGACTTTACGCTAGACTCTCGTGTCCCCCTGACAGAGGACTACAGCGTAAAAAACGCAAAAGGGGAATTCCCCGCTCGTAACCGAGTGCAGACTCTAAAAAACAGTCTTAAACTTCTGCAAAAACGATCCCCCAATTCTTTTCCCTTGGGAGTAGACACTCCACTAAAAGACATGCGTCAGCCGGAGATCGTATTTCTGTTCAGGCGTGACGGTTCTCCTGACATGTCCAACCGGGCATACAACTATCAGACATTTGAAAATATATTCTTCAATGCCCTCAAGGGCAAACGAATTGAACGATTCTTTGAAGTCGTAGATGGCAACGAAGAGGATATGTATCCTCGACTTGCTGGCACTGGCAACCCTATGGGAACGCAGCGCACGGGTCTCGCTGGTGAGCGTCCTATGCAGGGGACGCTTCCTAAAGCAGAACTAGATACCATCTACGCAGAGGCTCTGCCCGAAATCAGCACAAATTATGGGGATAACACAGCACGTCTCGTAGAATATCACAGACTTACTTTCCAACGTCCAGAACAACTCCTGAATCTTAAAACAAGTGATGTTGTGGTCAAGGGTGATACTATCACCGTAAAAGGTAAAGTTACTACAGGAAAAGATCACAAGGGTCGTCCTGAACTAAGATACAAATCTAATTCTCCTATGGGAGAGTTGTTGATAGCGGCATTGAATGATGAATCTATTCCGATGTCAGGTAATGACCGTTCTCTGTTTGGTGTGGACGAGGATACCTTCAACGCGGCGTTTAACAATCATGTGGGAACCCGCTTAGAAAAGTTTGCCGATGTTCTTCCGCTTGCAGACGTAAAGGTTGAAGAAGGCGGTAAAGTTGTTCGTATTGATCAGAAGCCTGTAACCACTCCGTCTGCAATTCGCTCTATCGTCCCGCACTACATGTTGAAAGACATGAAAGTAAACAGGGATATTGTCCAAGGCTTGATGGGTCACAAGCCAAATGATGAACTGGCAAACAACTACGCTGGTGTTATCATTAACGAAGAGCTTCCGAATGTCTTGCAAAACCCGGAAGCGTTTGCTGAAACAGGATTCGCTACTACGAAGGGTGGAAAGGTCGGACTTGAGGTTGATCTGCTTGATGAAGATCAGAGGGCCAAACTTGCTGACGAATATTTAGAAACCCAATCTGCAGAGCTAGAGGCTCGTAAGGCAACAGCCGGAGCAACCACTGCGGAAATGGGACTGCGTCAACAGGCTGCTACTGTCGAACGTGCTGCAGGTATGCCAGAAGAAATCGCTGCTGAAACAACTATCGCAGAGGGAAAAGCACAGATAGAGCAAGTGCAGTCTGAAGCCAGAAAGACTGCGCGTGTAGAAGCAGATGCCAAAAAGGGCGGCGACTTGCGAGGGATGCTGCGAGGTATTCTAAATAAAGATACGCTTCAATCGGCAGCCGTTGCTGGACCGCTTATAGCAGAGGCACTGTCAAAAATCCCTATGGTCGGGGGAGCGGCTGAACTTGGCTTTAACCTATTCGAGAGAAGTCAACGACCTCCGCTTCCAGAGGGAGAGGGTCCGTTCCTTGTGGCTAACACTGATCCTTACGAGTCGGCAACTATGTTAGGTGCCGAACAAGCTGCAAAATTTGGACTGCCCCCCGCTGTGGGACAACTGGCAGGGGCCACTGCTGAATTTCTTACAGGCGCTCCCAGCGCAATCATGGAACGACGCGGCAAAGACATAGAATATGTAGAGCCGTCTATGCTACGAGAAGCTCGGCAGTCAAGAGAAGCACGAGAGTCGAGAGATGAATTTGGAAATCTTGATCCAGACACGGGTTTGCCGCCACAACCACGCGGTATGCTAGAGGCAGGAAATGCTCCTTCTAAGGTTCGAGAGGCCCGAGGCCGCGCTCTTCGCGGTGAAACAACGTCCATGCTGGACGTACAACCACAAACTCTTTAGGGAGACAATAATGGCAAATCAAACCACAGGTAATTACAACTTTGGTGAAGCGTACATTATGAACGCCGATGCAACAACCATCGACGATCAAATGGGCGCAGATAAATTGTATCGTGAAGGTCTGGAATTCGACACTCGCGCAACAACTGATGTACTTACCGAAGACATGCCCAAGCAACAGACTAAGCCGACTGTAGAGGCTTCTCTGTTCAGCATGGCTGATGACCGCCCACAAGGCAACAATTAAAGTAAAGCTATGACAGACAACTTTCTGGAACCTGCTGACGACACAGCAGTCCCGCTCATCGATCCAGAGGAGCAGATGCCGGGACTTGCTGCGTATGTAAAGCACAAGTTTGAAGACGCAGAGAACGGACGTTTTTCATACGAACAGCGATGGCTGCAGTCGTACAAGAACTTCCGTGGCATCTATGATTCTACTACACAGTATCGTGACTCCGAACGATCCAAGGTGTTTATCAAGATCACCAAAACAAAAGTGCTTGCAGCATACGGCCAGATCGTTGATATTCTGTTTGCCAACAAGAAATTTCCAATGGTTGTCGAGCCGACTCCGGTGCCAGAGGGTATCACAGAGTTCGCACACATGCAGACTCCGCTGGATGATATCATAGAAGACCCGTACGGCTTCGCTGGGGACGGTAGGGAGATGCCCTTTGGGGCCACCCAAGCAACACCGTCTATGGACTTTCTAGGGGGCTTACAGGGCCGTTACGAGAACGCTCCTATTCAACCGGGTCCATCCCTTGCTGGTGAACCCCAAATCAGCCCGGCTCAAAAGGCCGCGCTAAATATGGAGAAACAAATCCATGATCAACTCCTTGACACAAGCGCTGTTAATGTTCTTCGATCTTCTATCTTTGAATCAGCACTTTTGGGAACTGGTGTTGTAAAAGGCCCCTTTAATCACTACAAGCGAGTCCACAGATGGGAAAACGGACCGGAGGGTCGCACGTACTCCCCGTATGAGAAGGTTGTCCCACGTATCGAATATGTTTCTACGTGGGATTTTCACCCTGATCCTTCTGCAACCACAATTGATGACTGCGAGTATGTGATCCAGCGTCACCGCATGAATCGTTCGCAGTTCCGCAGTCTGATTGCACAGCCCTTCTTTTACAAGGACGCAATTGAAGAGTGTCTTGCAAAGGGACCGAATTACGAAGACAAGTATTACGAAGACACCATTCGCGAAGACGAGACCGAACCATACTACCAGAACAATCGCTTCGAGGTTTTAGAATACTGGGGTGTTCTTGACGGCAAGATGGCTGAAGAGTCCGGACTTGACGTTGCAGAACAGATGAACGAGTTCGATCAGGTGCAGGTCAACGTGTGGGTATGCGGTACAATGGTGCTGCGCTGTGTTCTCAATCCATTTACACCAGCGCGTATCCCCTATCAAGTGTTTCCATATGAGATCAACCCTTATCAGATTTGGGGCGTTGGCGTAGCGGAGAACATGGAAGACGCGCAGATGCTGATGAACGGTCACGTTCGTATGGCAATCGACAACCTCGCCCTCGCTGGTAACCTCGTCTTCGATGTCGA